AAAGTATAAAAAAGGGGGCGGATGTTGCCCCCCTATTCTTCACACTTTCTGAAACCGACCGTAGTTGAAGTTGGCATAAGCGAAGACCTCACGATTGACCAGTTTGAACATACCAAACTCATTGGTGAGAACGTAACCCTCAGCGTCGATTCTGTTGCCATAGAGGTATGCTGCGGGACCATTGTTGCGGCAGAGGAACAGGCAGTCGTCTTTGATAGACTTCACCAGTGCCCACAAACGCAGCAGGTTGATGTCACAATCGAAGTCATCGGGGTTGATCTCTTCACCAGCACGAATGCAGGCGTTGATCTGTTGTTTGATCTTTTCCGCTTCCTTGACACTCACAAACTCACAGGCAGTTGCCATCTGACGGGCGAAGTTGCAGATCTCTTCGACATCATCGAAGCAGCAGGGATTGCCACTCTTGCTCCACGGATCGTGCAGAATGTATGCATCAGGTTTCACGAACTTGATGTGATCAGTGTCAGTCCACGTAGCACGGTCAGGGTATGCTACGGCATCACGCAGATCGCTCTCAGCATAATAGCAAGTGTGCGGAGCGATGATGATGTTTTGAGTGACGATCTCAGGGAACTGATAGGTCAGCAGGTTAGATTTGTACTCAGAAAGTCCACCGAACCCGATGAAGTCTGCCTGATAGATCGTCTCCGTGCGGGGAAGATGATCAAAGCACGAATGCAGAATCTGAGCAACGTTGCCCTCATAGAAGAGATCAATCTCCTCATGATTGTGAGCAATACGAATCTTTTTCTTGTTGAACACTGCCTTGGTTCCTACAAAGAACTCACCGCAGGCAGGGTCAATACCCCACACGATTGCAGGGGCGCCGTCGATCTTAACCGACAGAGTGCCAGGAGTCACGAACCAGTCCAGCACGGAAAGGTCACCCGTGAGGATGGTGTCTTCGGCGTGTTCGAGGTGGAGGTTTTTCATACTGTTAGTATTGCACGAAAAAGGGGGGACCGCAACCCCCCCTGTGCCACTTAGTCAACTGTCACAATGTCTGGACCATCAGTAATCTTTACACCGAAACTTTCCAGGGTTTCTTCATCATACAACTCAAGAATCTCACCAATCAACTGTTCTTCATCATAGGCAGAATAGCACTCGTAAAGTGTATCAAACACGAACTGTTCCATCGTCTTCATGTCCATCGAATCCATCACGAATTCGGCATACTTCTCACAAAGTTCGGAGAAGTCATCGGTCCAGGTTTTAGCGTTGTTGGTCATCATCAGTTAGCGTAGAGGGGAAGTTTCTTACGGTCACGGATTGAATCATCAATCACCTCACCAATCTGTTCGTAAATGTAGTCGGAACCTCCTACATCACAGAGCACATCTTCAGTGAGTTCTTTAGAGAAACGCACTTCATCGCAGTTTTCACCAACGATCTCAAATACATCATCTTGAGTGAACACGAACGCAGCACAAACTGCGTCCTCACCTTGACGCTCAATCAGTTGGTTGATAGAGTCACGAAGTTCGGAAAGTGTGCGGTACATTTTCAGTAGGTCACAAGTGCAGCGACTTTATCATACAACTGGGCAACATCTACACCCAGTTGTTCACTACATTCCTCCCAATCATCATGAAACTCGATGAGATCCAGCAGAGCACGAATCTCTGCTTGAGTAAGTCCAAGAACTTCAGTCATTTGTTTCGGTTACGATGGCGGTCAAATGCGGTAGGGTCAGGGTCATAAACCCCTGCCCCCACCTGATCTTCATAGTAGAACATGGCGCCGAACATTGTCAAGATGCTGGCGCCTAGGATCAGAGTAACCATCAGTAATCGTAGTTAGCGTTCAGATACTCATTCAGGTTGAAATCTTCTTCATCACGAAGTTCGGGAATGTCAAAGATCTCACCAGGAGCGTCTTGAATCTCACTCCAGAGTTCGTCAAACATAGTGGGGTGTCTCTCAGGAACGAATGTAATGTATCAGGGGATGGGGGGCATTGCAACCCCCCCTGTGCCAGTTCACTGATTGTCCAGGGCGCCCTGGGCATTCAGTACACCCCAGGCGATACCATTGTCATACAAACCCACGTAACGGTTGCCGACACTGAAACCAACGATTTCATCACCAGGTTCACCAATCAGGTTCACACTGAAGTATACATAATCGCTGAGAAAGTCGGGGGTACGAAACTTCATCACTTGGATTTTCTCCCAGAGGATAGTAGAAACTGCAGCAACGAATGCTGCCACGGTGATCACGAAACTCTTTGAATCTTGATAGAGTTTCTGATAGTCAACCTGCTGAAAGGTTTCGATCAGAGCATCAGCAGGGGGGAAAGATTTGGTCAGTTCCATTGTTGTAGAGTAAAGAACATTTGGCGTGGGAGAATGCGTTTCTCAACCACGAACACAGTATGGCACGAAACCAGAGGGTGGGCAAGGGGGTCAGTGCCACTTCACGAACTGGCACATCAGGGGCTTGACAAGATTAATATTCTTTGCTAGAATGGCTTTGTTAACGATGAAGATAAGTTATATAAGTTATATCTTTAAAGATATAAGAATACATCTAGATGATATATTCTCAATAATATTTCTTATTGAGAATAACAATAAAAGCACACCTAGATGGTGTGGGAAGGGGTGAGTGGGGTGAAGCACATATTCTTGCACATAAGGCGGGCTATGTGTGCGGGATATGTGTCGAGATCTAATGCACACATTCTTGCACAGATCTAGATGCTCATGTGTATAATGTGTCGAGATCTGATGTATCTCGATATATGTGTCGAGATTTAGTATATCGTATAATGTTTATCGATATAAAAAAAGATCTCGACGAGTTGTGTATATCTCGTCGAGATCTATGTGTCATCTAGTCGAGATTCAATCAGTAATCAGAGAAGATGTGGCACGAACGATAAGACGTACCATCGTTACAAGAGGTGAAATCATAACGAAGCGCAGTATCCCACGTTGCCTGCCAATCGATCACAAGAGCAGAAGGAACTTCATAGAGTTCGCTATAGTACTCTTCAGCGAAGTCTGCCTCATCATTGTAACAACCACGATAACGCTCATCGCAGTCTTCAATGCAAGACATTTCACCATTCTCATCAATCAAAGCATCAACTGCCTCATAACCGATTGCTTCACCACAACGCACATACTCTTCATAGTATGCAACGAAGTTAGTCTCATTGCGCTCATCGATGAACTCCAGCATATCATCCAGAGCATAGTTCTCATCCAGAAGTTCATCAATCTTCTCAACAGTTTCAGCGTTGAGAGTCTCTTTGTAGTTAGCGGTGAGAGTGATGGACATGAGTGGTTGTCTCAGGAACGAATGTAATGTAACAGGGATTCGGGCAGAGCACAAGGGGTCTTGTGCCAGTTCTCAGGTTGGCACAAGACCGAAGCGATCAATCAAAATGTCTCTAACCTGTTCTCGGTCAAAACTATCACCATCTGCCCAATGTATACCAGGCGTGGTTAAGTATTGAATGGTGGCATCGATGATCATTTCATCTGTGGCACCCATGGAATAAATCCCACCAGGTCCATAGAATGAACGAACGTAGTTAATAAACTCCATTTGAGAGGCAGATCTCAACAACAAATGTACAATAACCCCTCATGGATTAATCCACAAGGGGTCCTGTGCCACTTTCAGAACTGGATCACCAAGTTAGATCAGAAAAATCTCTGGTGCTAACGTGGATATCTTCATCACCTTCGAGTTGCAATAACTCTCTCCAATCAACATTCTCTAGATCTAGATCATCATAACACATGATGTCTAGTGTGACTTGTACTAGGCGCTTCTGTGTGGTAGGCATGATTCTCGTGGTGTATGTTGGTATTATATCATGCGTAGTGACGATATGCAAGATCTTGATAATCTTGCCCGTCTCGTGCATAATCTTCTTCGAGATCTGACGTACCATACTCGTAGTATGAGTCCTCGTCGAGATTATAATCGTTTGCGAATGAATAGTCGAGATCGTAGTCGTCGTACATAACTCGTCGAGATTTGTTGAACGCTTGGGTATTGTAGCATAAAACTCGTCGAGATGCAACCTAGTCTAGATGTAGGTCTCGTCGAGATTCATAACAGTATATATGTATTCTCGTCGAGATTTGTGTGCTTTTACGAACATAAGTCTCGTCGAGATTCTATGAGTCTCGCGCAGATCTCGTCGAGATTCTATTCGAGATTCTATAAGTCTTGTGTGGGTTTTTATACCTGGCGCGGCGCCGTGACTTGACAAACTGCGCTTCTTATGCTACGCTTGCTCTACTTGCTATAAGATCTGGCATTAACTCATAAGATCTGGCATTAACTCATAAGATCAAGCATTCATCATTATTCTCAACAATATACCCTATTGATTCTCATTTATACATCATTATTGAGAATCTTATAAAATACTCAAATATATTTTCTTTAACAATAGGTTAAAAGTACCATAGAATACACAATACAAACAATATAACACACCATGCTATACATATACAACACCATGTTATACATAGCATTATAACACTATATTATACTTATGTCCAGAGGCATCATCTACCTTATTCTCAACAAGCAAAACGGGCACAAGTACGTGGGAAACACTCTACTCGCCATGAATAAAGAATGGGTCCATCACATAGAACGTTCAAAACGAATGTCTTCTGAACCCTTACATAAAGCATTCCGTGAGTTCGGTACTCATAACTTTATGATCAAAGAGATTGATGAGTGTGATGAATCTGAGTTTAAATCAAAAACAAACTATTGGATGGAGAAATATACACCTGAATACAATCCTCCTCTTATCATTGAGAAACCAATTGAGAAACCTATTATTATACAGAAACCTATAAAGAAAGAAGGACCAAAGAAACCGAAACCTGAATCATTTGTCCCTTGGAATGATGCAATACGTGGTAATGGTAAACACTTTGGATTAAAGATACGCGGTAAGAACTTATCCACTGGTATCTGCACTGATTATGAATCTGCACGTGTCGCAGCAGAACAAGTCACAGGTAATCCGATTAACAATGCAAACATTCTACTTGCTGCCAGAAAGGGTAGAACTGCATACGGTCACAAGTGGCAGATCTTAGAAGAAAAGCAGAAACAAAAGGCGGTGTTTGGGGTGAATAAAAAAACTGAACAAATCGAAGTTCGGTATGAAAGTATGGCAGCAGCATTGCGAGCATTTGAGTGTACCGATAAGCACGGGATTCTCAAAAGTCTACGCAATCCTGGGCGTTATAGTTGGAAGGGAATGTGGTGGTTTTATAGTCAATAGGCGCCCTTAAGCTCGATGGGATCACAGTTGCATAATGCTTCCTTATTCTCAGGATTTGATTCTGAAGTCTTTGCCTTCTTCTTTTGATTCTGAATACTTTGATTAAACTCTTGAAACGTCTTCATGTAAGAGTCAAAGAATGAGTATCAATATTTATAGAACAGGTACAATCTCAGACTCTTTGCATCCTTGCTGTTTAATATGTTTCTCCCATAAGGAGGCATCTTCAATCGTATAGAAAGTTGCGATTTGCTTGGAGTATTCTTTCTTTTTCGGTTTCAGATAGATGACTTGGTACTTCATAATTGTTGTCATTCCAGTGTCTTATGACACCCGCGATAATGAATAGATTAGTAATGAGATAAGTGCCGAATATAACAGTCCGTATAAGAGCAATGTGATCTGATTCTCTGTCATTTTTCGTCGCCTTCTCCCCAAGTGCTTTTGCCCACCATCTCCACATACTCTTTCTTTTCTTCATACACTGATTCTCTTGACTTAACATAGATGAGTTGATCCCATTGATTATGATAACACAGAACTAACAAACGATCATTGCGATGATGAGTCCCATTCAGTAAATCTTCAGGATGTTTTGGTCTGACTCCGACTTCAATCGTGAGGTATTCTTTATCTTTGAAATAAATCCATCCTTCGACCTTACCCTGATTCCAGATTACATAATCATTGACCTTTGGTTCATACATATGCCGCTTCGAGTGGAGTTTGTTTGAGAATCATTGCCGAATATGGAGTCGTTAAGTCAATATCAACTACACGACCAACTGTTTTACTGTTGGTGGGTAAATGATAGGACTTTGTTTTGGTGTTGAAAAATCCCCAAATCGTCCGAACAGGTTGACCAAGATTATAGTCATAGACAGCAGAATGACGTAACCATATAGCGACAGTATTTCGCTTGAACTCTTCGAACTCATAAGAATATCCTTGGGGTGCGATGTGAGGAAACTCAAGATTCACGGATGGCACGGAGATCATTGGGATTGTAACCTTCTTCGATCAGTTGTTCAAGACGTTGTTTTGCCTGTTCTTTGGTCAGATTTACATCAGTTGATTCGACCGTCTTCCATCCTGAGGTCAAAAGTTCTTCGATACGATACAGTGCTTCAGTCATGATTCTCAAGTGGTAAAACTATTCACAATACCAGAGTTTTCTTCCTTTGCCAGTTCAAACTTATCGGCACTGACAATACGCTCCATGATACGATTATCATATTCGCTCTCATAATCACCACGCCATTCTAACAGAAGATCGTGACACTCATTGTCATTCTCTGCAACGACACTGATTACACCACCATATTCAGAGGCAGGGAACGGAACCCAATAATCAACCAGATAAAGAAATTTCATTGTTGTGTGTAAACTACTCCTTGATTTTAGATGAATGTGTGAGATTTGTCAACTGTCTTTGAAGTTCAACTTGTACGGAAATCAAATGAGAATACAAATACTTTTGATACTCATTATCTTCGATCAGTGAAGTCAGATTGTCAATCTGCATCAGTGCCAAAATCAGTTTGGTCTGTTCATTCATCATACTTACCATCTTTATTATTCTTGGCAATGGTCAGTATCAAATCAGTGAAAGAATAACCAAATGCAAACCAGGCGGCGGCAATCGTGAGAGAGGTAAACATCAGACAAACTCCGAAATAAAATAATCAACAGTCAGTTCAAGTTTGGCGGCACTTTGTTCAATATATTCGTCCACCAGTTCAGGTGCATCTTCTTGCAAAATGTGAAGATACTGATACCACATTGGAGATGGGATTTGATTCATTTGTTTTGATAAGGGCAATCGGGATGATGAGTGAAATGAGCACAGGCATCATATGCCTTGAAGAGTTCTTGATCACGTTTGATCAATATACCATTCCACATCAGAATGGCAATCACACCAAGATAAATGTAGGTTGCTTTCATCAGCAGGCACCATAGAAAGGATTGCCCAGTTGGGGCAGATTGGTATTGTCACCAGTCACCACATAATCGTGTGCCAGGCGATCACGAATCGCAAGAGATTTCTCCACACGATTCAGAAACTTCTTGGAGATCTGATCAATACCTTTCCAGGACAGAACCTGCAGGCACCATTCTTGTGAAATGTCACCATAAGGTGTTTTGACAGGATAGAAGGTGACCTGCATTGTACCGTCCTGAGATTGCAGCGTAGGAAAGTCAGGCATTGGGGGCGTCCCGATTACCTCTGTATTATAGGTCAGAAGGAGGGCACCACGTCGTTGCGTAGTCCAGTTTGCGAAGTGTCCATCTGCTCATAGATTGTATAAAGTTTATTATACAGTGCAGGAACACTTCCATATTCCCGTGCAATCTGATTTTCTTCACGGAGACCAAGTAACTGGAGTGCAGATAGAATCACACCAATTTCATGAACATTCAGTTGTACAGTTGTTTCAGTCATTGTATTCAGTCCCAAGATACATTTTGCAATAAAAATCCAGGCATCACCATCGACCAGGAACCCTCATTTTGCACACCAGAAACTTTGTATTCCCACTTGTAGGCAAACTTATTATGACTATCCCAAGTCATAAACCCTTGTTTCTTATCAAACCATGATTTGATGGTCAGACCAAAGCGATTGGAATAAATGTTACGAGTTCGCAGTGCTCCACCAGTCTCACGGGTTTCTATCACTTTGCAGGTATCAAACTGAGTTTGAAGATTGGAATCTAATGCACAAGGAGTTTCATACACAAATGGACGATACACCTTCGGTTTAACTGGTGTGGGAGCAGTAGTTTGTGCAAATGTGGGTAATGCAGTCAATAAAGATGCAATCAATAAAAGTTTCTTCATCCAACTACCCTCCAACATACAGTTGCATTTCCTTGTTTTGTAGAAGCAATATGAGCAAATGCGGAATAACTTAAATCAAGATCAGCGTGAGAATAAGGACCACGGTCATTCACTCTTACAATCACCTGCTTGAGGTTGTCTTGGTTTGTGACACGAATTTTAGTTCCCAAAGGCAAGTAAGGGTGAGCAGCAGTCCAACGATAAGCATCAAAACGCTCTCCATTTGCAGTAGTTTGTCCGTGAAAACCATCACCCACTCCATAGAATGTAGCGATTCCACAAGTCAATCCAGCAATTAAAGTTTCAATCATACTCCAATCAATCGTAGTTGTCCAGAAATACACATGGAAAGTTCGGCAAGAACTTGATCTTCTACATTGCCAAGTTTATCACGGATTGCATCAGGAATCAACTCAACAATCAGATCAAAGAACCGTTCGTCCTCAGTGATGTATTGTGCCACATCATCACTGAGAACATCAGCAAGGCGTTGGATTGTGCTGTCAGAAAGTGCCATTGTTGGATTCATCAAATGCAAGTTCAAGATAGTTGTAACCAATCAGTTTGCGTCCCTCATGAGTGCTGGTATCAACTTTAGTACCATCACTCTCAAGTTTTTCAATCCGACGATTTGTTGCATCATTCAGTTTTGTAGTCCAATAATAACTCATGAGATTCCTCCTTTCTTGTTGTATTCTATCATAGATCGCCGTGCAGCGTAAGCCTCAAACTGTGTTGCAAACGATGCAATGGTACGTCCATTGTCTGCCCAATACAAATACCAGCGGTCCACAAACTCTTTAATGAGAATTGGTTTATTCATTTGATGTCTCCTTCAGCAATCAGACCCATGATTTCACGGGCAGTAGCAGCAAAGTTGATGTGATCTTCAAGACCCTCATCAGAATAGACCTTGAACACATCAGATCCCCGATAGGTGTCCACAATCAGAGCGCAGGCATCGTACAGTGCTGCAATGTGATGTGCCTTGGATTGGAAAGAGAGTGCCATGAGTGGTTCCCTTGATTACCTTAGTATTATAGGGCAGAGCACAGGCGATTGCCAAAGAACTGTGCCACTTGTAAGACCGTCCACCCATTCTTATCAAACAAATACTCTAGATATAGGGTTTCTTCTTGCTCACGTGCCTCTATTTCATGTGGTTGATACCAATATTCCACATCTTCCATGCATTCTTGACCATAATACATTTTTCCACGTTTTTGGCGCAGCGAACCTACGACCCACTGCCGCAGGTGGGTCAGTTCATGCAAAAGAGTTTTTATATACAACTCCTCATCCATGTAAGTATTCAGTTCAATCAGGAAGTGACGTGGGCGATAAGTTTCACCCACAACGTCACAATACCCATAGACACACTCACGATTTAGACCACGATGAACAATGTCCACCGTGATCTTATGGCGTGGGAAGAACCGATTTAAAAACCAAGCGGTAACATCCTCACAGACCCGCTTTCGATAACCATATCCAGAATGCGTGATGTAAGACATTGACCCCAATGTAAAAACCAAATGAACGAAGAAACAAACAGGAGTTTTTCTTTAGCAGTCATCAATCAATAGTTACAAGGAACAACAACCCATTCAGTCCACCTCCTAACATATCCAGGATTCCATCGATCACCAGGAACATATTCTTCATGATAGATACGTCTCCTACACATTGGTTCATAATACTGAACTGGTGGAGCATAGTATCCTGGTCCATAAGTAAAAGGTGCCCAGAACTCTCCCCAAGTGATTGCAGATGCTGGGAGAGGTAGAAAAGTGAGAGGAAGGAGAAGGAGAAGTTTTTTCATGATTCAACGAGCATAAAGATAACCACCTGCCCAGTCAGCATGTTGCAGCAACCATTCACGCTGCTCAATCAGGCGAAGGTCATAACGAACACCCTTGGCAGGTGCTTTCCAACTGGCAGATTTGTAAACTTCGCCAGTCTTCTTATCCACAAAAGCGTGGACAGAACGAGAACCATTGGCAACCATAATGATCTTGTGATACTTACGACCCGTTTCAGGGTAGAACTCATAATCACAAATACCCTGCTTCAGTTTATCAATCTGCTTTTGATGATACTCATGAGTGTCAGCATCATCAGCAAACTTTTGATGAGATTTGATGCTGTATTCAATGAAGTTCTGGCGCAGTGCCTCACAGAGAGCATAGGTGTGCCCCAGAACTGCCTCTGCGATGTTCTTCCGTGCCTCTGCTTGGGCGGAGTATTCAGCGAAGGTGGTGCTCATCGGTTTGTTGCGTATGAAAGTATTATAGGGCATCCAGCGCCTGCCAGATGCCCCTGTGTGCCACTTATCAGAGTGTCACTTGTTCATTTGCAAAGTGGGAACAGGCATCCCACCCTCAGTAGGAACGTAGATTGTCACGTTACCTTTGTTGCTGCCTTCTTCCAGACCAGTGATATACAGATACTGCAGATACTCACGGTTATCTTTCAGACTGTTACCGATGATTTGGTTTGCTTTGGCAACACCTTGAGCACGAATGACCTCAGCATCAGCAAGTTGTTGTGCAGAGTCTTTCTTTGCTTGTGCCTCAAGAACTGCAACTTGGCGAGT